ACGTTCACGGATGCTGGCGGCAACGGCACAGAAGTCAATTTTCAACTTGGTTTCTCTGAGCAATTCAACGGCGATAACGATATTTGGGTGAACTTCGGAACCGCGTCAGTTGATAACGGTTTCCGTTTGAAACCGCAGGAGTCAATTCAGTTGGATGTGTCTCCGCTGGATGATCTTGTTGCTTTCTCTAGTCAACCTACGAAGTTGAATGTCCTGCGACAGGTGGTCGAATAATGCCGTACTTCATTACGTCTGAGAGCGAATGTCCTGCGTGGGCTGTCGTGAAAGAGGACGGCAAAGTTGTGGCGTGCCACGACACGAAGCAATCCGCGATTGATCAGATGGTTGCGTTGAGTATTACGGAGGATATGGAGCCGGGTGGGGAGCGTGTCACGAACGCGGTCACGGCTGTTATCACGGACATTGATGGAACGATCGTTGAGCGCGGCACTCGTCCGATTCGTGATGTTATTGATTACATCAATTCGTTGCCGGGTGATTTGTTTGTGGTGACGGGTCGTGAGGAACGGCAACGTGCAACAACTATCACGACTCTGAACAATGCTGGTTTGCGTTCGTTTATGTTGTTGATGCGTCCGGATGAGTCCGTTGATCAGGTGAGTTTCAAGGCTGGTGAAGCGGAGCGCATTGCGCAGGATTACCGCATCACGCACGTTTTCGAGAATGATGGTGCGGCGCGTGCAGCGTACGCTGATCTTGGTTTGACGGTTATTGATCCCGGCGATTTTGAGCAGCGTGCGGAGCCGGGTGAACTTTCCGAAGGCGATTTCGTGGAGTGGGATTCGTCTGGTGGTATGGCTCGCGGCCAGATTGAACACATTATGACGGAAGGCACGCTAGGGATTCCTGATAGTGAATTCAGTATCAACGCGAGCGAGGATGACCCTGCTGCGCTGATCCGTATTTTTACCGCGTCCGGTGATGGGTTTTTACCAACGGAAACTTTGGTGGGTCACCGGTTCAGCACCTTGACGCGGATTGATCCTTTGCAGCCTCCGTCGGAGGATCGTGCGGAGAACATTCCGCAATATATTCAAGATGCTGCGGCGCGTGGTCTTGAGTTGAACCGTGAGGGTTACGGCGGTGACGGTTTGACGGAGGGAACACTTCGTGAGGCTCGCGCTATGGCTCGCGGTGAAATGAGTGATGACAAGGTGGTTCGCGCTAACGCGTGGGCTGCTCGCCATGAACCGGATTTGGATGCTCCGCAGAACCGTGACCCGGAACATCCGGAGTGGCCGGGTGCGGGTGCGGTTGCTCATTACTTGTGGGGTATTGACCCGTTGGACCCCGGTCCGGCGCGGCGTTGGTTGGAACGTGAAGTTGAACGCATCCGTGACGAAAGGACAGAGATGCAGCACACAGAGATCCGCACCCTTGATACGGAGTTGCGTGCGGTTGATGAGTCGTCTAATGGGATGTCGTTCGGGGGTTACGCTTGGCGATACAATGAGCCTTCGTTGCCGTTGCCGTTTACGGAGCGCATCGCTCCGGGTGCTTTCACTCGCACGTTGAAGTCACGCAACGACATTCGTGCGTACTACAACCACAACGATGAACTGCTACTTGGTTCCACTCGCGCTAAGACTCTCCGCATTGAGGATCGTGCGGACGGTGGGTATGTGGAGATTGATCTGCCGGATACCGAACTTGGACGCTCTACCGCGTATCACATTCGCCGGGGTGACATTACCGGTATGTCGTTCGGCTTTTCTACGGTCGCTGATGAATGGTCGCAGGACGGCAACGAACGCACCCTGAACGAAGTGCGGTTGCATGAAGTGTCTGTTGTCTCCGGTGTGCCTGCATATCCGACGACTACTGCTAGTGTCCGTAACTTGAAGGTCATTGCGCACCGTACTGAAATGGATGCGGATGTTCTCGCTGACGCTATGAACGCGTTGCAGGCGGGTGAACTTGACGACGACCAAGCGAACATTCTGCGCACGGTCGTTGATCGCATGACCGGTAAGGATTCGGAACCGGAACCAACTGTTCCGTTGTCCGTTCTGCAAAAGCAAATGGATTTGCTTTCTAAGGCTTTCTAGATTTTCGTCACTACGGAGCCGTAGGACGATGCCGCACGCGGAGCCGCTGCGGGTTTGCAAGATAAATAAAACATCTATTCAAGAGAGGTATTCCAATCATGGAGTATTTGAAGCGACAGGTTGAGGCTCGCCAGCAGGCGTGGCACGCAGCCAAGACGCTCCTTGATTCTGCGGCGGCTGAGGCGCGTGACCTTACCGCTGAGGAACAAGAGCAGTATGACCGCATCAACGCTGACATTGATGCACGTACGCAGCGCATTGAGGATCTGCAAGCGGCAGAGGCTCGCGCCAAGGATATTGAGGCATCGCTGGTTGATGCACCTGAGGTTCGTGAGGCTGCGAAGGTTCGCACCGAATCGGATTTTGATATGGTCCGCGCTCTGGTGGCGGGTGACATTCGTTCGTACACTTTCGAGCGTCGTGACCTGAACACCTCTGACGATTCGGCTCTTGTGCCGCAGTCGTTCTACGATGTCATTCAGGAGAAGTTGGTTACCGTCGGTCCGATGCTTGACGGTGGCATTGTCACTCTGCTGAACACCGCTTCCGGTGAGGACATCAAGGTTCCGGTTGAGTCCACTCGTCCGGCTGCTACCGCTATTGATGAGGCTACGTCGATCACTCCGCTTGATCCGACGTTCAGCAGCATCACCCTGAAGAGCCAGAAGGTTGCCGTGCTGACCAAGGTCAGTCGCGAGTTGCTCACCGATTCGGGTATTGATGTTGTGTCCTACCTTGGACGCACCCTCGGCACTTCGGTTGGTGTGAAGGTGAACAACCTCCTGACTGTTGGCACGGGAACAAACGAAGCCAACGGTGTAGTGACGGCGGCTGGTTCCGGCGTTACCGGTGGAACCGGCGTGTCCGGCGCTTTCACCGCTGACAATCTGATCGACCTTGCGCACGCTGTTGATGGTGCGTACGTTCGGCTTGGTGGCGCTTACATGATGCGCCGTGCATCCATGGGTGCGTTGCGCAAGTTGAAGGACAACGCTGGTCAGTACCTCTACATGCCTGCGGCAACTGTCGGCACTCCCGACACGTTCGCTGGTTACCCGATTGTTGAGAACCCCGATGTTCCGGCCATTGCGACCGGTGCTAAGTCGGCTCTCTTCGGATGGCATGGTTCCTACCATGTTCGTCAGGTTGGCGGCATTGAGGTTGCTCGATCGGATGATGCCTACTTCGCATCTGATGAGGTCGGGTTCCGCGTGACCATGCGTATTTGGGGTGACCTTGGTCAGAGCGATGCGGTGAAGTATTTCATCGGCAACGCGTCCTAGTAACCTCTAGCGTGACCGGGAGGGTAGTCGGAGGCAGGACCGGCTACCCTCCCTCCTGCCAAAACCTGCCAACGGAGGAAACTAATGAACCGCGCAGAGAAGCGGCGTAGAAACCGCAACGGCGTTGCACCCATCGCAGGCCTATGGGTGAGCAATGCAGCATGGTCGCCAACGGGATACGGAACGCAAACAAAGCAAGTGGTATCCCGCATGATCAAAGACGGTCATCCCGTCGCGGTCGCAGCGAACTATGGTCTTGAAGCAACGATGAGTGCGTGGGAAGGCATTGAGCATTTCCCTCGCGGGTACGATCCGTATTCGAACGATATGGTTCACCCGTATTTCATTGATTGGTCGAAGCAGCATCCTGATCACCGGCACTACGTTTTCACTCTTTACGATGTGTGGGTTTTCAATCATCCGCGTTGGGATGAACTGCCGGTGGTGTCGTGGGTTCCTGTTGACCACATGCCGATCCCTGAGAAAGTCGGCGCGTTCATCAAAAAACCGAATGTAAATCCGGTTGCCATGAGTAAATACGGATCCGGCCTGATGACGAAAGCCGGAATTGATCACTATTACATTCCGCATGGTATTGAAACGTCAATCATGAAACCAACGGCTCAGGTGTCTGACGATGTGGGGAATGTGCGCACGGGTCGTCAACTAATGCAGGTTGATGATGATCAATTCGTGGTTGGTGTCGTCAACGCGAATAAGGGTACTGCTCCGATCCGTAAGGCGTTCGGGGAACAGTTGCTTGCTTTTTCTATCTTTGCGGAACGGCATGACGACGCGGTGATTTATATGCACACGGAGCGTTTCGGTGGCATGGGTGGTATCCCGCTGGATCCGTTGATCAACGCTGTTGGATTGGATGAGTCGCGGGTGAAGTTCGTGAATCAGTATCAGAACCGCATTGGTATTAGTGATGAGGTTCTGGCGGCGATCTATACCGGCATGGATGTGTTGTTGGCTCCGACTCTTGGCGAGGGGTTCGGGATCACGGTTGCGGATGCTCAGGCCTGCACGACACCTGTGATAGTGAATGACTTTTCCGCACAACCGGAACTTGTCGGTGATGGTTGGAAGGTGCGCGGTCAACCCCTGTGGGATGCGTCGCAGAACGCATGGTTCAACACTCCTGCCGTGGAAGATATTGTTCACGCGTTGGAGCAGGCGTACGAACGCAAAGGTGAGAAATCTCCGCAGGCACGGAAGTTCATTGTCGATAATTATGACGCGGACAAGGTGTATGCGGATCTGTGGCGGCCGTATTTGGAGATGCTGCCGTGAGGGTTGCGTGGGTGACGCATCACATTCCGCAGGCTGACGCTGATTGGCTTTTGCCGGGTGGTGTCGGTGGCGCGGAGATGACTGATGCCACTATGATAAGTCATGCTCCCCCGTCTGTCTCTGTTGACGTTATCACTCCTGATAAGTGGGAGCAGGCGTTAGACGCAGATCGGGTTGTTATTACGGGTACGGATTTCTTGTCTGATGCGGCATTGGTGGCGTTGGCTGAACGTAAACCGATTGTGTGGGTTCATCATCAGCAAGCACCTAGTCCTGTGCGGCAACGGTTGTTTCAGTTGGCTGATCCGTTTGTCACGATGTCTAAGGCTCATGCTGAGGTTGAGGCTTCGTGGTCTGGTGTGTTCGGTGAGTGGTGTCATGGTGATATCACTTGTGACATCACCCCTAGGGACAAGAAACCTGCCGCTTTATGGAGTGCGCGAAATCATCCCCAAAAGGGACTTCTCGCGGCACGACTATGGTCCCGTAGTATGGGACTACCGCTGACGGAGTTATCCGGTGTGGATCGCTCTGAAGTGCTTGATGCTATGGCTGAACATGAATGGTTCGTGTTTCTACCTCAGGCGTTCGACTCGTGTCCTCGCACGTTGATTGAAGCGGAGTATGCGGGTTGCCAGATACACACCAACGCTAATGCGGGTCGCCGGGATCCCGGTCCGCTGGATGAAGTAATGGCTGCGCAGGTTCCAAAGTTTTGGGGTTGGCTATGACGGAAACAATCGGCGTTGTCACAACCTGCCATACCTACACGCATTTCATTCCTGATTGGTCAGCGTCAGTTGTTGAGTTGAACCGCAAACCGGATGAAGTAATTATTGCTTGCACCAATCCGGCAAATGTTATTGCGAACCTTGACCCGCGTTTGCATGACGTTACCGTCATCAGCGTTCAACAGCCTTTCCTTTTGAGTAAGTATTTGAATCGTGCGGTACAGGCATTGGATACTGATTGGGTTGCGTGGATTGGCGCGGATGATCGTTACCGACCTACCGCGTTTGATGATCTGCCGCTGGAATCTAGTGACGTTATTGGGTTCGGGATGGCTTGGCCTAATGGCTCCGCAACTGTCCCATCTCATGTGACACCGGAGCGAGTGTTGCGGGTGACGGATAACCTGTTGTTGTGTGGGAGTTTGTTCCGCAAATCGTTGTGGGAAACGCACCCATTCAATGAAGATTTGTTTCCCTTTGAGGATTGGGGATTTTGGGTTGGTTGCGCGGCGCAAGGCGCACGCATTACGACAACAGGTCGCGTTGATTTTGATTACAGTACCCACGGCGCTCAGAATCACCCACCACAGGAACCAACACGAACAAAGATTCGTGAATGGCTGAATAGTTTGAAAGGCTGAACATGGCGATCACCAACGGCTATGCCACCTTGACTCAGGTGAAGGCTGCGGCTCGCATCACGGACAATGTTGATGATGAGTTGTTAGAGACCGCTATTGAATCGTCGTCCCGCATGATTGATGGTTACTGCGAACGCAGGTTCTACACGAACGGCACGGAGACACGTTACTTCGCGGCAACGAACGCTTACTTCGTGGATGTTGATGATTTGGCTGGGACTGCTATCACCGTGGAAACTTCGGCAGGGTTGGACGGCATCTATGATGAAACGTGGACCGCTGCTGATTATCAGTTGGAGCCGTTGAACCGCACGAACGCTGGTCTTGATTTCCCGATCACGCGGCTGCGGTCGGTTGGTGATTACTTGTTCCCGGTTGATGTGGTGGCTAATGAAACCGGCGTGAAGATCACGGGTGTGTTCGGGTTCGCTACTGCGGTCCCGGCTGCCGTGAAACAGGCAACAATTCTGGCGAGCCTGCGTCAGTATCAGCGTTATTCATCGGCGCTTGGCGTGGCCGGGTTCGGGGATATGGGTGCGGTGCGTGTGGCTCGCATTGACCCCGATATTCAGTCGATGCTTATGCCGTTCCGCAAGGTCACTCATGGTGTCGCCTGATGGCTACCCTGAGTGAGATTCGTACGGGTATCGCAACGAACCTAGGAACGATCAGCGGTCTGCGTACGTCAGCGTATGTGCCGGACGAACCGAAGCCACCTATCGCAATCATCTTCCCTGAGAACATCAGTTTTGATACCGCGTTCGGTCGCGGGTTAGATACTTACACATTCACGGTGCAAGTGATCGTGTCCAAGATTTCTGACCGGAATGCGCAATCCAATCTTGACGGTTATTGCAATCCGTCCGGAGCGAGCAGCGTCAAGGCTGCTCTTGAATCAGATAAGACTCTCGGAGATCTGGTGCAGGATCTACGAGTAACGGAAGCACGGGACTACCGCGCTGCCACCATCAATGAGAACACCTATCTAACCGTGACGTTTGCGGTTACTGTGTATGCGTAAGGAGCATCATGGCTAAGTACGTGCTGACTGACCCGGTTATCGTTTTCGCCGGTTCGACCATCACTTCGTCATGCGCAAGCGTGACGATCAACCTTTCCGCTGACGATGTGGAGACAACCGCGTTCGGCGCGGCTGGCGGCTACCGCACTCGTATCGGTGGATTGAAGTCTGGAACAGTTGATTTCGAAATGCATCAAGACTTTGGTGCGTCCGGTATTGATTCGCTGTTCTTCCCGAACCTTGGCGGGACCGTCGCGGTGTCCGTCGTGCCAGGTGGAACTGCTGCTGTTTCGGCCACGAATCCGCAGTTTTCGTTTGACGTTTTGGTTACAGAATATAGTCCCGTGGATGGTGCGGTTGGCGATCTCGCTACCACGAGCGTTTCACTTCCGATTACCGGTGAGGTCACTCGCGGTACCGGAGCCTAGACCTTCATTACCTTAGATAGGAGTTCCTGCCAATGAAGATGCACCTACGCATAACGAACGACGACGGGTCAACCGCTGATGTTACGGTGTCGGCGGTTGATCTTGTCGCGTTCGAAGCGGAGTTCAATCGGTCTGTTGCTAAGTTCCAAGATGAGTTTCGTTTGACGGATATGTTCTGGTTGGCGTGGCATTCGCTGCGCCGGTCGGATCCGTCTATCGGTGATTTCTCTGATTGGCTTACTGTCGCGGATCCTGATGTTGAGTTCGGTGATGGGGACGAACTTGTCCCTTTGGAGAGCAGTCCGCAACGTTCCGAATAGTGCATTTGGCGTATGAGTTTGGTTTGAGTCCGTCTGCTGTCATGGCGGAATCTGATCGGGTGATCACAACAATGCAGCGTTATTTGCGTTGGCGGGGTGTTCAGGAACGCAAAGCCAATAAGGGGTCTAAGTGAAGGTTCAAGTCAAGGGTATTCGTACGACGTTGAACGCGTTGAAGGAACTTGATAATGACATTTACAAGGACACGTTGAAGGGTTTGCGGAAGTCGGCTAATACGTTGCGTGACGAATCGCAGGGGTTAGTCAAGGATGGTCAACCTTTGTCCGGTTGGAAAGGTTGGCGCGGTGGTTACGACGCGAACACTATCCGTGGTGGTATAAAGGTCACGACGGCGAAGCGACGTAAACGCGGCACGGTCGTGTCAAATGTGATGGGTGTCCAGAACACTACGGCGGCAGGTGTCATTTGGGAACTTGCCGGTCGCAAGTCGGATGGTCAACCACCTAGGCCGGGTCGCAATCCGCGTACCGGTCGAACGTACGGCAACGGTCAATCATTCGTTCAAAAGATCCGTGACGTTTCCGGCAAAT